GTAGTAAAGGAACTACAACTGGAACATTCAAGAAGACAAGTGTCCAAACTTTGAAACCAAAGAATCTTATGGGTATTCCGTGGAGAACTGCAATGGCTCTCCAAGAAGATGGTTGGTATCTTCGTCAGGATATTATTTGGGCAAAGCCAAACCCAATGCCTGAGTCAGTCACGGATAGATGTACAAAGGGACACGAGTATATTTTCTTGATGACGAAAAACCCTGATTATTATTTTGACTACCAAGCTATCCGAGAACGTTCTGTTTCAAAGATGGACAGAGAACATCTTTCTCCGATTGGTGGAAAGAAGAACGCACTAAAACCTGGTTCGTATTCAGGTAATGCCCCAGAGAACGATGGGTTTAGAAACAAACGTTCTGTGTGGAATGTTCCTATCCGAGCAAAGTCATACGAAGGGGCACACTTCGCAGTTTATCCCGAAGACCTTATCACACCTTGTGTTCTTGCTGGTGCTCCCGAAGGTGGTATTGTCTTTGACCCATTCTTTGGTGCAGGAACAACTGGTGCAGTTGCAATCAAGAACGGAAGAACTTACATTGGTTGTGAGTTGAATCCAGAGTATATCCAAGTTGCAAAGAATCGTCTTGACCCAATTCATCTCAAGGATGAGAATATGAAAAAGGCAGATGGTATTATTCAAAGTTACTTCCAATTCTAATGATAGATACCAACGTTATATTGGAAGGTGATTGCATCCAATCTCTGAAATCATTACCGGAAGGTATTGTAAATACGTGCATAACTTCGCCACCTTATTACGCTCTTCGTGATTATGGTGCGGATGGACAAATTGGATTGGAAAAAACACCTGAAGAATATGTCCAAAAGTTGGTAGAAGTATTCAGAGAAGTAAAACGTGTTCTTCGTGATGATGGGACTCTTTGGTTGAATTTAGGTGATAGTTACGTCGGCGGGAAAGGATCAAGTGGGCAAGGTTCGTCTGAATATCAGTCGATACGGGCTTCCGATGGTGTATCTATAAATCAACACTATCATAACATAGGTGGTAAAGGTGAAGTCCGCCCAACCGATAATATGGCTGTCATGCGAAAGTTGCGTCTAAAACCAAAAGACCTTATTGGAATTCCGTGGATGGTTGCATTTGCTCTTCGTAATGACGGGTGGTATCTTCGTCAGGATATTATTTGGCACAAACCAAATCCTATGCCTGAATCTGTATCGGATAGATGTACAAAATCTCACGAGTATATTTTCCTTCTTTCCAAGTCAAAGACATATTACTATGATGCGGAAAGTATAAAGGAACCGGTCAAACAAGATTGGGGAACAAGAGATAGAACAAACGGAAAGTATCACAATACCGGAACTGGCTTGAATCCACATACTGGATTACAAAAGTCATATGAGAAGGCAAACAAACGTTCTGTTTGGTCTATCACAACAAAACCATTTCACGGAGCACACTTTGCAACTTTCCCACCTGATTTGATTGAACCTTGTGTTATTGCAGGTTCACCTGAAGGTGGAATTGTATTAGACCCATTCTTCGGGTCAGGAACAACTGGTTTGGTCGCAATGAGAAATAATAGAAAATATCTTGGATGTGAACTAAATTCTGAGTATATTAGTATTGCGAATGAAAGATTGAAGCCAGTAGAAACAGAAATCAAAAACAAAGAAATTACAGAATCTCTTATTCAGAATTATTTTCAATTCTAACAAATAAATTTAGACAGGAGTAAATATGGAAAAGTCAAGGTTGATGAACTTCATTAGTAAGTATCACCTAAACGGTTTGGTTCAATCGGTTGCTTGGAACTCTAATGGTTCTCTTTCAACTCGGTTTATCTCTGACGATAAGTCGGTGGTAGGAGAAGTTCAGATGAACACATTCAACGGAACAAAGTCAAAGCTCGGTGTTTACAATACCGACCTTCTTGTAAAGTTGCTCGGTGTTCTTGGTAATGACATCAATTTCAATGTCAATCTTGCACAAGACAAGGCATTCTCACTTACACTTGACGATAACTCAACAACGGTAAACTATATGTTGGCTGACATGGCAGTTATTCCACCAACGCCAGAGTTGAAGCAACTTCCTCCGTTCCAACTTACAATCAAGTTAACAAAGGAATTCATTGATAAGTTTATCCGTGCTAAGGGAGCTCTTCCTGAAATTGAACACTTTACTCTTGTCAAGAATCAAAAGTTGAATAAGTATCAAGTTGTTCTTGGTCATTCTAATCTAAACTCAAATCGCATCTCTCTTGATATTGATTGTGAAGTTACCGAAGACATTGAACCAATTTCATTCTCAGCAAAGTATTTCCGTGAGATTCTTGCGGCAAACAAGGACTTGAATGGTGGAACACTCGCGGTATCATCAGAAGGTCTTGCTAAGGCAGAGTTTGAAATTGATGGATTTGAATCACGATATTTCTTGGTTCGTTTGGAGAACAACTAATATATTTATGAGTATAGTTCGTGTCCTCCTCTCTCGTCCTTTGAGACGGTAATGGGGCCGAACATTCTTCCCAAAAGGGAGTTCGGCCGGGCTCCCTTTTACTTTTGATTCATATTTATATGATATATCATGGAGAACAAAATGAAATTGTCAAGTAGAAGAGAGCTTCTGAAAGAATCACAACTAACACTCAAATCAATCAAGGAGTCCTTGAATGAAGGACTAATCTCGGTAAAGGGTAAAATGATTGAAGAGCCAGAACAATATGTTGTCAGATGCCACACGGTAAATGATTCTCTAAAAAAACAAACGTATTATGCCAATAATATGAAAGTTGGTTATTATATGGCTGGTGAAGGTACTAATACTTTTGGTACTGATGACATAAACAAAGCAACCGTTCATACAACTGAGGACTCCCCTAATAAATATACGAGTGGAAAACCGCGCAGATTCTTATGGGGTCAATTGGCAAAAGATTTTTTACCTGGCGATTTCTTTGAACCAGTTCCTGTTGATGTAAAAATCACAAGAACCATAACGATAAAAAAATAAGATAATACAAAGGGAACTTCGGTTCCCTTTTTCATTTGGAAATGTCCCAAAAATTTCGTATATTGTATTCATCTGATAACAATAAGGTTTCAAAATGTTCAATCCCCAACACACCCTCTATGTGGAAAAGTATCGTCCACAATCACTTGACACGTATATTGGAAACGAAACAATCAAGGAAACGTTCAAGCGATACCTACAATCAGGTGATGTACCACACCTTCTTCTTTATGGTGATGCCGGTAGTGGTAAGACAACACTTGCAAAGATTGTAGCCAATACAGTTTCAAAAGACAATTACATTTACATAAATGCTTCCGATGAGAACTCCATTGATACCGTCCGAGACAAAATCAAGCAGTTCGCATCGTCAATCGGTTTCGGTGGTTTGAAGATTATCATTCTCGATGAGTCCGATTACCTTACTCCTAATGCACAAGCTGCTCTCCGTAATATCATGGAGACGTTTAGCAAAACAACACGGTTCATCCTAACGTGTAATTATGTGGACAAGATTATTGACCCGATTCAATCTCGGTGTCAAATCTTCAACATCGTTCCTCCATCCAAGAAAGATGTTGCAGTTCACACGATGGGAATCCTTGAATCGGAAGGCGTGGAGTTCTCAAAGGAAGATTTAGCACAAATTATCAATATGACTTATCCCGATATTCGTCGTGTCCTGAATACAGTTCAACGTTGTATTCTCGATGGTAAGATGCAACTCGATAAGTCAACTCTTGTTCAAAATAACTTTTACTCAACGATTGTTGATATTCTAAAGTCAAGTAAGAACAAGAAAGAAAAGTACACAGAGATTCGTCAGATTCTTGCTGACAACTCAATCCGTGATTACAACCCACTCTTCCGTTATCTTTATGATAATGTAGAACAATTTGCGAATGGGTTTGTATCAACTGCGATTCTTATTATCGCGGAATCACAATACAAAGATGCAATGGTAGTAGACCATGAAATTAATGCGATGGCAATGTTTATTCAACTTATTATGGAAATAGATCAAAGGAAATAATATGAGCAATATATTTGATATTGGCGGTGGAGAACAACAACCACAACGTGTAAATGTAAATCTCAACGAAGCACAAGATATTACTTGTGATAAGTGTGACGGGCATTTCTTTCATTCAGTAACCTTCTTCAAGAAGATTTCAGCTCTCATGTCTCCAACTGGTAAGGAAGCAATCGTTCCACTTGAAACGTATGCTTGTCTTGAGTGTGGAAATATCAATCCTGAATTTTTACCAACAGGGTATGGTCAGAATGGCTAAGACCTTGTTTGATTTGATAAAGGGTGTGACCAAAGATAAAATCAAATGGGAAGCCCTTGCCGAAGAAGACCAAAAGGTGTGGAATAACTTTATTATCACCCGTTGGTTTTCTATGGAAATGGAACTAACGGATGCCGTGAACGACTTTCAAAAGTATAGTAACGGCATCCTTACTTCCAAAGATTACTACAAGTTACTTCACGATATTCTACCAAAGACAACATTCTATCTGAAATACACAAAGAAAAAGAAAAAGATAGATATAGATTCGCAGTTTGTAGATTTATTCTGTCAACATTATCAACTTGGCAAAAAAGTAATTTTTGAGTATATTAGAGACCTTGTAAGAATAAATCCAAACGAACTTATTTCTGTTTTGGAATCTTATGGAACCAAGAAAGAAGACGTAGAAAAATTCAAGAAACAACTAAAGACATTACAATGAGGAACAAGATGGCAATAAAAGAAATTGACTTGGGTAGACAAGAAGACCCAATCGTTCGTGAGATGGAAGAAAAATATCCTGCAATGACTGATGAGTTTAAGAAGATTCAAAGAGACCAATATGTTTTATTCTGCCGTAAACAAAAGAACTACGGTCCGGATAACATTTCATTAGGAACAACTCTTGAAAGAGAACAAGACCGTAAGTTATCACTTCAAGGTTTGTTCTTCCGTCTCAATGACAAAATCAATCGGTACAAGCAAATGATTATGTTTGGTTCTGCCGATGCCGTCGGTGAATCACTCGAAGATACATTCAAAGATATTTCAGTTTACGGTATCATTGCACAACTCGTTCAAAACGGGAAGTGGGGTAAGTAATGTCCTCTTCACGAATTTCCTTCTCACAATACCAAATGTGGAAGGGATGCCCTCATCGTTGGAAACTGAATTATATCGATAAGGTTTCCGTTCCTTCTCCATCAATCGCACTTGTGTTTGGAACTGCAATGCACGAAGTTCTTCAGATGTATGTGGAAATGTTGTATCGTTCTACTGTTGAAGAAGCAAATGCACTTCCACTCGAAGACCTCCTAAAAGAAAAGATGGGTGTGGAGTATAAGAAGATGTTGACTGAAAACAATGATGAACACTTTTCGCACCGTGATGAAATGCAAGAACACCTAATGGATGGTATTGAAATTATCCGTTGGTTCAAGGCACACCGTGAAGAGTTCTTTATGAAGAAGGGTTGGGAACTTGTTGGTATTGAAAAGCCAATCAACATCATTCCTGTTGAGTCAAATCCAAATGTTCGTCTTGTTGGTTTCCTCGACTTGGTGATGCGAGATTTGAAAACCGGTAAGATTCATATCTACGATTTCAAAACATCAACAAGTGGTTGGAACAAATACACAAAGGCAGATAAGGTAAAGACATCACAACTTGTTCTTTACAAAACATTCTATGCCAAGCAGTATGATATTCATCCTGATGATATTGAGATTGAGTATCTTATTCTCAAACGTAAGATAGCTGAAGATGCCGAATATGCCGCGATGAAGAAACGTGTTCAACGATTTGCACCTTCTCACGGTAAGGTTTCACAAACTCAAATCCTGAAAGAGATTCAGACATTTGTTGAAACGGCATTTGACTCGGAAGGTAATAAAAGAACAGATATTTACTATCCACCGATTGAAGGCGAAAAGAAAAAGAATTGCCGTTGGTGTGAGTTCAAAGATAGAGATGATTTATGTCCAATAAAGAACAGGGTTCAATAATGAAGTACGCATATACATTTGATGATATTCAAATTATTCCAAAGTATTCAGAGATAGAAAGTCGTAGTCAATGTGAACTAATAACTAAATTCACAAAAAGATATGTTATCGGAACACCGCTTGTCTCTTCACCGATGGACACAGTTTCAGATTCAAAGATGTGTCTTGCTATGGCATCACACGGTGGTGTTGGTGTAGTTCATAGATTCATGAGTATCGGTGAACAATCAAACCAATCTCGTAAGATAAAAGAACAAGAGAAGTTAGTTGCTGCGGCTATTGGTGCAACAGGTGATTATCAAGAACGTGCACAAGAACTTATAAACGCAGGTGTTATTGTTCTTCTCATTGACGTTGCCCACGGTAACACAAAACAAGTAAAGGATGCAATCAAGTGGTGTAAGGAAAATCTTCCTGAATATGTTGATATGATTGCTGGTAATGTTTCTACTCGCGAAGGTGCAAGGAATCTCGCAGAGTGGGGAGCCGATGCAATTCGTGTTGGTATCGGTAACGGTTCTCTTTGTGAAACAAGAATTAGAACTGGAGTTGGTATTCCACAAGTAACTGCACTAATTGAATCTATTGCAGGAGTGGAAGAAACAGGACTTGATATTCCTATCATTGCAGACGGTGGAATCAAGATGACTGGTGATGTTGCAAAGGCACTTTCACTTGGTGCAGATTCTGTGATGTTAGGTTCACTTCTTGCAGGTACTCGTGAATCCCCCGGTGAAATTCAGAGAATGGGAATGTGGCCGAACGAACAACTTTTCAAGAAGTACCGTGGTTCTGCCTCTGCTGAAGTAAAGCAAGTTCATGGTTTAGAAGAAAAGAACGTCGAAGGTAATTCAAAGTTGATTCCTTACAAGGGTAAGGTTGAAAGAATTATCAATGACATCAAGGATGGTGTTCGTTCTTCAATGTCTTATGTAAATGCAAAGAACATAACAGAATTCCATGTAAATTCCGAACACGTTTTGATTACACAAAATGGTTTGATTGAAGCCAAACCACACTTGTTATTGTAATCGTTTTTTCGTATATTGATATTTATTGAAAACAAAAGTTTCGTAATCAAAGGTTTCGTATGGCAAAGAAAAAGATTCTACTCTTATCAGACGATTTACGTCTAACAAGCGGTATTGCAACCGTTTCTCGTGATATGGTTATAGGCACAGTTCACAAGTATGATTGGGTTCAAGTTGGTGCCGCTATCAATCACCCCGATAAAGGAAAGGCACTTGACCTTTCAGAAGACGCAAAAAATGTAACAGGCGTTCAAGACGCATCAGTAAAGATTTTTTGTAACGATGGATATGGTGACCCATTTCTTATTCGTAATCTAATTCAGGCTGAAAAGCCGGATGCTATTCTTCACTTCACTGACCCACGTTTTTGGGATTGGTTGTACGCTATGGAAAATGAAATCCGTACACAAATTCCACTTATGTACTTAAACATTTGGGATGATATTCCAGATCCATATTGGAACAAAGAAGCGTATTCCAGTTGTGATTTGCTCATGGCAATTTCAAAACAAACATACGGAATCAATCAAAGAGTTCTTACTAGATTTGAAGGTAATGTATCTCCTACAAGAATTACATATGTTCCTCACGGAATTGATACCAATATGTTCCATCCAATAGAAATGGGTGATAAATATTGGAACGACTTGCTAAGTGAATCAAATAAAATTCGCGGAAACAATAAAGAAAGATTTGTTGTATTCTGGAATAACAGAAATATCCATCGCAAACATCCAGGTGATGTAGTTCTTGCGTATAAACATATGTGCGACCAAATAAAGAACAATGGAGGAGACCCACAAAAAGATGCAATACTTGTAATGCACGGTGCACCAGTTGATCCGAACGGAACAGACCTTACTGCAGTAGTTGCAGAACTTTGTCCTTATCCTGTAATGTTCTCTGATAAGATTTTACCTGGAGAAGCACTAAACATTCTATACAACGTTGCCGACGTTGTTGTAAATATGGCATCCAACGAAGGGTTTGGTCTCGGAACAGCAGAAGCAGTTTCTGCTGGAACACCAATAGTTGTGAACGTCACAGGTGGTCTACAAGACCAGTGTGGTTTTATCAATCCAAAAACAGGTAAGTATTTTACTGCCGATGATTATATTGAAGTAAAAACTCTACACAGAAAAGATGAGTGGGGAACACTTGAACATGGCGAATGGGTAAAGCCAGTTTGGCCATCAAATATCTCCCTTCAAGGTTCAGTACCAACACCATATATTTTTGATGACCGTGCAGACTTCCGTGAAATTGGTAACGCACTATATGAATGGTATAAGACACCGAAGGAAGAAAGAAAGTCTGCTGGCCGTAAGGGTGTTGAGTTTATCAAGAACCCTGAAGTAGGTATGAGTCGTGACAATATGTGTCAACGTGTTGTTGACAGTATTGAAGGTTGTTTCCAAAACTGGCAACCTGCAAAAAGATTTGATTTACACATGATATAAGGATAATGTATGAATAATAAACCAAACTTAGTATTTTGTGGACCAGTTGCAACACGTAGTGGATATGGTGAACACGCCAGAGATTTATTGACATCTCTATTTGAAATGGATAGATTCAATATCAAAGTCATTTCGATAAATTGGGGAATGACTCCAATGAATGCACTTGATGAAAGTAATCCAGAACATAAAAGAATACTTGATGCAATAATTCCAGGTATGCAAGAACAGCCAGATATTTGGATGCAATGTACAATCCCAAATGAATTTCAACCAGTCGGAAAATACAACATTGGAATAACTGCTGGTGTTGAAACAGATTTATGTTCTGGTGAATGGATTGAAGGTTGCAACAGAATGAATCTCATATTAGTTCCATCAAAACACGCTAAAGATGTGTTTCTAAATACGAAGTATGAAAAGCGTGATAAGAATACAAATCAACCAGTTGGTCAAGTCGAAGTAACTGTTCCGATAGAAGTTTTACACGAAGGAATTCGGTTAGACATTTATGATAAGAATGCACCAATAGAAGAATCTATCCAAACAAAATTGAATAACATTACGGAAGACTTCTGTTATCTTTTCGTTGGACACTGGCTAAAGGGAGACTTCGGTGAGGATAGGAAGGATATATCCGGATTGATAATGACATTTATTGAAGCATTTGGTGATACGGAAAATCCACCAGCACTTATCCTAAAGACATCGGGTGGTTCATTTTCAATAACAGATCGAAGTAGAACAATTGAAAAAATAAATCTCATAAAGAAGATGACTAAGAAAACAAAACTTCCAAACATCTATCTTCTCTATGGTGATTTGACAGACAAGGAAATGAATTCATTATACAATCATGATAAGGTAAAGGCATTTGTTTCCTTTACGAAGGGTGAGGGTTACGGTAGACCAATCGCAGAATTTATTTCTACTGGAAAACCAGTTTTGGTTTCAGGTTGGAGTGGTCATGTTGACTTTGTAAATCCGGCATTCCACAGTTATCTTGATGGCGAATTGAATCAAGTACACCCAAGTGCCGTATGGGAAGGTGTCATCAATAGTGGCTCATCTTGGTTCAGAGTAAATTATCAGGCAGCTGGTGCAACTATGCGTGAAGTTTATAAGAAATACAAAAACTACCTATCCAATTCAAAGAAGTCGGTAAATGAAATAGAAACAAAATGGTCATTTGATTCAATGACTAAAAAGTTTGATGATTATTTGACAGACTATTTACCAAAGTTTGCACAGAAAATTCAATTGAATCTTCCAAAATTGAAGAAGGTGGATTGATGATTTCTTATACAACGTCTGCATTTGATGAAGATAAAGAATTAGATAAATTGCTTCATACTCTATCAAAAAACATAAAAGATGGTGATGAGGTAATAGTTCAATTAGATGCGGACAAAGTAACGGATGCCGTTAGAAAAGTTTGTTCGATTTATCAAGAGAAGATTCCATTTTTCAAAGTTATTGAGTTCCCATTGAATAATGATTTTGCGTCTTTCAAAAATAATCTACTCACTCATTGCTCAAAGCAGTGGATATTCAATATTGACGCG